CAGAAATCCCCGGTCCGGATAGGTGCGCTGCAGCTGAGCGGCACCCCCGACTTTCAGATAGACCTCGATCATGCCGCGATCACTTCGAACCGCAAAGGATTCTCCCTCAGCGACCGCAGCCAAGCCTGTCACCACATCGGCATAGGTGGGGCCGGAGGCAGCTTCAGCAGCGGCGGCATAGCCTTCGACTGCTGCGACGATCGGGTCCACAAGTGAAGCATAGGGCGACTGCACCATCACCCCGTCTTTGACGAGCGGGACCCTTTCTGTGCCGTTGAGTTCGAGCTCTTCAGGAAGTTCGGAGATCTTTGCCAAGGCGCTGGCTCCTATGCCGGGCCGATGGCGAACGCGGTCGCTGAAACGATGTCGTTCACCCGGTTGTAGATGGTAACAGTGGCAGCGACTGCAGGAGCAATCGTGCCGGGGTCAGTTGCGGTGACATAGACGGTGTTTCCGGCTGCGCCGTCCGAGAGCCCGCCATTGACCCATGCGTCGATATCGCCATTGAAAGGCTCGGGCAGGGTAATGACAGTGGTGCCCAAGGCGGCAGCGGCAGCTGACTTGGTCTGCAGCTTGATCGAGCCAAGACGATAGACCCGACCGCCGCCGGCAGGATAGGTGCTGAATAGACCGGCAAGACTTGCGGGTGTGAGAGCCACCGTGTTGAGCAGCATGGCGACAGTCTGTTCAGGCGTGGCCGGGGTGACAGTCAGCACCCGGTTAGCACTGAGATCACCGCCGCCAGCAGCAAGGCCTGCACCGGTAATCGTCCGGGCCAGCAGCGCTGCAATTGTTGCGTTGATGGCGGCATCCGCATTGGTGCGGGCCAGCTCCTCGGCGGTGATCTCGCCTTGGAGAACTCCATCTGCGGCAATGCGCGCAGACTCTTCGTCGATCAGCGCCTGCAGGATGGGCGCAAGGCGTTCGGCTAGCTTTAGCGGGGTGACAATTCGCTGGTCATCAAGGCCGTCGTCCGTCTCTTCCTGAGTGGCGATTTCAGCGACGCCCTGCACGGTCTCGGTCGCGGGTGGATAGACAAAGGTCGCGTCGCCAAAGACGATGGTATCCGCCACTGCCTCGCCGAAGGCGACGTCGATCGAGAACAGGAAGCTGGCGATATCGACCTTGCGGAAGACATTGCCTTCGGCGCGCGAGTAGGCCGCAAACAGCGTTCCATCGGCAAGGTAGAGCGCCACCGAACGAACGTCATAGACATCGGTCGAGCTGTCGCTCGCGGTCATATGGATGATCGTCTCGCTGGCGCTGATGCCACTGAGGGTATCAAGCCGCTTGAACTCGCCCGGCAAGGCAACCAGCGTCGGCGCAATACTGACCAGTTGGTCCGACAGACCAATCTCAGCGATCTGGATCGCCTCGGTTTCCGCGTTTTGCGCATCGACCAGGGCATCAAGCCCGGCGGTGGTGAGAGTGAACTGGAACGTTTCCATCAGGCAGTAACGAGGAAGCCCTCGCCCCCTTCATTGGCGACCGGTTCGCCGTCTTCGGTTTGCAGGTACGTCGCCCAAGCCGGGTCGAGAGCAGCCTCTGTATCGGCGACCGAATTGATCCGTGCAGCGCCGGCAACCATGCCTGCGCTGAGCAGCCCGGCATGGGCCTGAGCTTGCATCCGGTGGACGGCGAACATCTGGCTGCGAAGTGGCTTGACCATGCCGATGTCGCGCAGCAGCGACGCGACCAGATCGGCATCATAGACGACGGTGCTGGCGACAGCATCGGGCAGCTCGAGGCGGAAGGTATGTGGTTCGAGATTGATCGGGTCCTCGAACCATTCGACGATCTGGATGAGCGGGTCGAACCGGTCGAGCACAGCGCGGAGCGACAGGCGGGTTCCCTTCCGCCGCTGGGCTTCGATCGCCCCCGCAATGGCGGTGCGCTTCTCTGCCTCGGTCCACGCCGGATCCCAGAAGTCGATCGAGATGCCCCATGCCAGCCAGGGCAGCAGCACCACCGGCGCGGTCTCCGGGTTCCAGACATCGCGCAGCGGGACCGGCACATCGCTGAGGCGGCGCATCGCGCCTTCGAGCGTGTTTTCCAGCGTGGTGGTGTTGGGCGGCAACAGCCTCACAGGTCCAGCCCCACGACGGTGATGGATCGGCCAGCGATGGAGGCGGCACCGGTATCCCCGGTCAGGACATCGGCGGCAGGTTCGACCAGCTCGACATTCTGCACCCCGGCGACATGGATGGCGGCGAAGAGTGCGCTGCGGGTGATATCCCGGCCGATGCGGCGCTGGCTTTCCAGCAACTCGTCGAGCGAGGCATTGGCCGAGGCGAGGATCAGAGCCGCATCAGGGCCGGGGAACAGCGTCAGCCGGGCATCGACATTGAAGGGGATGATTGTGGCGCTTTGCACAGTGACCTGGTCGGTCAGCGGGCGGATGCCATCGTCATTGACCACCGCTTCGACCGCCGCGATCAGTGCTGGCGAGGCTGTTCCGTCACCGGTGCGCGAAAGCAGCGAGACCACCACTTCCCCGGGAGCCGGACTGGTCGCGGCCGCATCGAGCACATCGCCATCGGCACTGAGCGCATGGAAGATATAGGCCCCGGCAGGACCGGCCACCGAATAGCTTTCCGGGGCAAGAAGGACGCGGCGGCGCAGAGCGTCGTCGTCCTCTTGCGTGTTCGTGCCGGTCAGCAGGCGAGTGACGCCGAAGAGGGCAGCAAGATTGTCCAGGTCGGCACCGGTGGCATAGGCCACCATGACTGCGCGTGCGCCGTCATTGACCCGCTGGCGCAGCAGGACTTCACGGAAGGCGACGATCTCCAGCAGCTTGATTGCCGGATCGCTTTCCAGCAGCGCATCGAAGCCCGGGACGGCGGCGATCAGCGACGCCCGCAGATCGGCAAGGATCGTCTCATAGTCGAGCACCTCGACCACATCGGGCGGCGGCAGGCGCGACAGGTCGACAGCGGTCGAGGATGCGATGGTGCCGGACATGGGCCCGTGAATGGCCATGCTCGCGCGCCCGGATAAAGGGAGCGGCAGGGTAACGCGGGGCGTTACCTTTCTGAGTTACCCATGGCATCCGCCATGCGATGTCCTCAGCCATACCCCCTGCGGGCGCGGCGCTGCGGGCGGGCGGTCGCTCTTGTCGGGGCTCCACCGGTGTCGAGTAGGTCGCTGGCGATATCGAGCACGGCCTGTTCGTCCTCGGCATCGAAGCCGAGCAGGCGGCGGCGCGGATACTTGTAACGGATGGCCCGGCCCTGTCGATCATAGCCGACCGTGTCTTCCAGCCCGAAGTGATGGACCTCGGCCAGGCGGGCAGAGGCGCGGCCCTTGGGCGCGATTTCCACGCTGTCTTGCTGGGCATCGATCGACCAGCGTTTGGCATAGCGCAGGCGGCGGAACATCTTGCCGCGGCCGACCTTCTTGCGCTTCTTGCCGATGCGCGGCTTGCGCGGCTCCATGGCTGCACCGTCCGGTTCGACATTGGCCTGCTGCCGCTTGAGGTTTGCCGCGCGCAGCTGTTGGCCCAGCTTGCGCGAGGCCTTGCGGCGCTGGACCGGGGTCAGGTTCTGCAGGATCTGGCCGAACCATTCGTCGAGACCGGCCAGCGCTTCGGAATCATACCCGGCCATCAGTCTTCTTCGAGGATAACTTCAACCAGGGGCGGGGCATCATCGCCGACGATCGCACCGACCGGATCAGGGAACAGCGGATCCGGCTCGTCGACATAGATCACGGTGGCGCTGCCGTCCGGCTGCGGGGTGACAATCACCTGCTCGGTAAGGTCGAGCCGGAACAGCACGTCGGCATTGCTGTTGTCGAGGATGTCCGCTTCGAAGGCGAGGCCTGTGGCCTTGGGGGCGAGCAGGGCGGGTTGATTGATCCGCAGCCAGCGGAACAGCGCCAGAGTGATCAGCGCGACATCGGTCGCCGTTTCTTCGATCAGGACGTTGAGCCGATAGCTGAAGCCGAAGCTTTCGCTGTCCGTGCCGCGCAGCTCGGGCGTGCCGTCCTCGATCCACAGATCGAGCCGATCGGGGTTGCGTTTCAGGTCCGGAATGGCGGCTTCGAGAGCGGCGCGCAGGCTGGCGGGTTTCTTCATCTCAGTCCCACAGCTTCACGGATTCCCGCGTGGGCGGGGTAAGCTGATCAGGTTCGGGCAGATCGACCTCAGTGCCGGCGGGCAGCAACGGGCCGAGGTCGGCGAGGCCGGGATTGCGGGCCAGCACCTGCTCGGTCACACCCTGGGTGCGCCCCAGTGTGCGCCAGCACAGCGCATCGACGGTTTCACCTGCCTCGGCGATCACGATCATATCAGCGTGACCCGGTTGCGCGGAACGGGCTCGCCGCCGATCGAGCGCAGATCCGCAATCGCGGTCCAGGCGAGGCGGCGATAGTCGTCTGCCGTTTCTGCCTTCTCTTCAGCGCGGTCGAGCCCCTGGTCGGTTGCCGTGATGTCGCGGTGCAGATCCCCGATCTCTGCTGCAGCAAGGTTGCGGACGATGCGGAGCCACAGCAGCTCGGCATAGTTCTGGCCGTTGATTTCGAGATCCGTGACCCAGCTCAGTTCGGTCGCGCCCTCGGCTTCGCGGGTCGCGCGCCAGCCAGCCAGAGCGCGAATGGCCGAAACGATCGCGCCTTCGACGGCCACGGTCAACCGTTCGGTGGTGACGGCCCCATCCCCGATGCGCAGCGCATTGCGCAATTCCAGCAGGGCGACCTCGGGATACCAGCCATCGGCAGTGATGACGGCGTCGGCCGGATCGGCATTGGGAGGAGGGGCGACAAGGCCGGTCATCGGGACCTCGAAAGTTTACGGGGGGTGAGGACAGCGCGGTCGAGACCTTGGCCCGGGGGCTGGCTCTCCCGTCTGTCCGCCCCCCGAGCGCCGTGGGGCGGAGCCTTATTCAGTGCCGGTACCATCAGGTACAGCAGCGAGCCGCTTGGCGGCCTCGATGTTCTTCTTCACGCCCGCCTTCTTGTCGAGCTTGAGAGCGCGTTCGAAGGCGGTGACGGCTTCGGCGGCATAGGCCGCCTGGCCGCCCGCGGGGGCCTGATCGGCAGCCGGATCGAAGGCTTCGGCCTTGGCCAGCCAGCTGCGGCCAAGCGCCTTCATCAGCTTGGCCCGCGCGGGATCCGGCATGTCGGCCTCGGCCGTCATCCGGTCCACCAGCAGCAGGACCTCATGGTCGACACGGTCAGCATCGGCCAGCGCGTCCTCGGCGATGTCCTCGGCCAGGAAGCAGGCGATCGTGCGATTGTAGGGCTCCGGCATGGTCAGCCCGTGCTTGAGCGCGAACTCGCCCAGGCGCAGCGCATAGGCATAGTCGCCATAGTCGCAGGCCCAGATCATGTTGGTCAGCAGGATTTCGTCCTGCACCGGCTCATCGGCCTGCAGCACACCTTCGATCCACGTTTCGTACTGGCGGGCGAACTCGGCCTTCTTCGGCTCGCGCGCCTCGTGGCTGGCGATATCCTTCAGCGTGCGCAGGTTCTCGTGCAGCACGGTCCGCAGCTGGGCATATTCGGCCCCGGCGGCGCTGTCTTCTGGCGGTGCGGCCGGAACGGCGGGCTTTGATGCGCGACCTGCGGCGCGGGCCGCTTCCTGGGCGCGAAGCTTCTGCTGGTGACGTTGGGCAAGGCTGGGCATGCGGGGTCTCCTGCTTGGCGCGGGATCTGTGAGGTCCCCCGCTGACTATCTTGCTCCGGCTTCTCCGCCCCTCACGGCAGATCGGCCATCATCGCCCTTGAGCGCGGGGCGGTGTCACCCGCCCCTTCGGGTATTACGGTGCCGGGCGGGCCGGTGCTTCGCCGATCACGATGTTCTCGACCAAGGCGCACATCTCGTATTCCTCGATGACGTAGGCCTCGTTGACGCTCTCATAGTTGGCGATGCGGTTGTACTCCGGCTCATCGACCAGCTGGCGGCGGCGGGTTTCCTCCTGCCAGTAGATCGACAGGTTATCGAGCCGGGTGATGAGGATGGCGTTGGCCGGGAAGAACGGCACCCGCACCGCCGGCAGACCGCCGAGCATCTTGGTGCTGCGCAGGATGCGGTCGGTCGCCTCGACCTCGGTCGCGGTGGCGCCGGTTTCCTGGGCGATGGTGAAGTACTTCTCGTCGACCAGGTCATGACCGACAATCACCACCAGGTTGGGATCGCCGCGGAACCATTCCGGGATCAGCCGCTTGGCATCCAGCACCAGAGCATCGAGCGAGCTGTAATCGGCTGCGGCGGTTTCGGCATTGTCGAGCGCGGCGTCGTACAGGGTGACGCCCGGCTTGACATAGATCGCCTTCAGCGCGGCATTGTTCGCGCCGTTGCTGAGCACGGTCAGATCGCCATCGTCGAGCACTTGAGCGGCGGCCTCGGTGCGCAGCTTGTGCAGCCAACCGATGTTGACGTCCTGCAGCAGCGGATTGGCGACGCGGTTGGTCTGGGCGGCGGCTTCCTCGCCGTACCAACCGATCATGATCCGGTCGCGGCCCTGCTGGCGTGCAATTGCATCGCGCATCAACAGTTCGAAGTTCGGGTTGTGCCGCCATGCGTCCATGCGGGCATAGCTGCGCGACCAGTTGTAGTCGGTCTGCTCGCACAGGTACTCGCGCTTCTTGCTGCTGCCGGTCGGATCGACCGGGTGCTTGCGGGTGTTGTTCGACGTGTCGGTGCGGCCGGCAATGGTGCTGGTCGCTTCGAGACCCAGCACTTCGCCCTTCTGCTGGATCACCGGCATCATGTTGATCTGCTGCAGGAACTCGGACGATTCCTTGATCACTTCCTCGAGCTTCTGCTCGACGACCGGGTCGACATTGAACTGGGTGGTCGCGTTGTCGACGCCGTTGATCAGCGCGATCTGCGACACATAGGCGTTGAAGAGGGCGCGCGTGGTGTTCTTCATGGGTAGGGTCCTGTCGTTCTTTCTGCCCTATCGCTTCGCTGCTTCAGGGCGGTGGCGCTAACGGTCGCGGGTCGGTGTTCCTGGTTGACGGGGATCAGCAGTCGGTCTTGGCGAACTGGCCCTTGGGACCGGCTGCCGCGGGGCGGGCGGTGTGCTTGGTCGAGGGCGTGCCTTCGAGCGTGGTTTCGACCGTCTTGAGCTTCACGGCGAAGCCGTCGATCCGCTCATTCATTTCGGTGCGCAACGTGGCGAGCTCGGCACTGAAGCTCTGGCCCAGGCCTTCGAACAGCGGCTTGAGGTCGGCGACGTTGAAGGCAGAGCCGCCATCTTCCTTCACCGGGTCCTTCGGCTTCTCTTCCACCTTCGCGGGAGCGAACTTGCTGAAGACGCTTTCCAGCATCTTGCCGAAGCGACTGGTGAATTCTTCGCCCTGGTCAGGCGCTGCGTCGCTGAACTCGATCGGCAGCGCACCTTCGGGCTGGCCGTCGCTGGCCCGCGACAACTGGATCGTGCCGGGCAGGGTGCGGTTGAACTGCAGACGCTCGGTGGCGATCGAGGCCGGGCTGTCGGTCAGCGCCACGCCCATGCAATAGGCGAAGCCCTTGCCGGCGAAGTTCGGTTCGATCTCGATCGAGGGATAGACCTTCTGGCCTTCGTCGCTGAGCTTCTTGGCTTCATCGGTGACGTCGAGGACGCCATACAGACCCAGGCGCTTCTCGGTCTTGCCGTTGAAGTTGACCTCCACCTCGGCAGTCGAGAGTTCGAGCACGTCGCCATAGGCGCGGAACGGCTTTTCACCGCTGATGCCGCGAATGTGCTCGATATTGACCCGCGCGCCATAGGTCTGCGGGTCATAGCTCTTGGCCACTTCCTTCAGCATGTTCTCGTCGATGGTCCGACCGTCGACAGTGCTGCCGGCGGTGGCGAGGAGGAAAGGCTTGGTCTTCATGGGCGTGTCGCTCCCGTCCCTGGGTGGCGGGCCGGAAGGTCGGCCCTGATGTCTGGCGCATCACGTCCGCAAGAGACGGGCCGCTGGCAATGCAGCAGGCGGGTAACGCGCGGAGTTACCCTGCCCGGCGATAGCCACACCCCCGGATGCCGGGTGCATGGCGTACCGCCATGCATGGAAGTCTAACCCCAGCCCAGAACGACAGCGGAAGCGGGGATACCGCGCTGCCGATGCGCCGCCTTGCGCGTTCGCTGTATTTCCGGGGCTGGACCGCGACCCAGATCGCCGACGAGCTGGAGCTCAATTACAGCACCGTCGCCAGCTGGAAGCGGCGCGACCAGTGGGACCAGGCCAGCCCGATCGCCATGGTGGAAGACCGGATCGAGGCCAAGATCGCCACCCTGCTCGACAAGGACCCCTTCACCGAAGGTGACATGAAGCGCGTCGATTTCCTGATGCGGATGATGGAGAAGAGCGCCCGGATCCAGAAATACACCGCCACCGGCAAGGAAGGCGACCTCAACCCCAAGATCGCGCGCCGCAACGACGACGAAGCGAAGGCCAAGCGGGCCGAGAAGCGCAAGAACCGCCTGACGCTGGAACAGTGGCAGGATCTGCTCGATGATTTCCACGCCCGCAATTTCGGCCACCAGGAGGCTTGGTGGGCCGTCTGCGACGAGCGCACCCGCAAGATCCTGAAGAGCCGCCAGATCGGTGCCACTTGGTACTTCGCCCGTGAGGCCTTGGCCAAGATTGCCGAGGATGTGATCGCCGCCGCTGGCGGTGACGATGCCCAGCCCCGCAACCAGATTTTCCTCTCCGCTTCGAAGCGACAGAGCATGAAGTTCCGCCGCGAGATCGTGGGCTGGGTCCACAAGATCACCGGGGTCGAGCTGAAGGGTGATCCCATCATCCTCGATCTCAGCGCGATCGAGCGCGAGGGCGACGAGCCGCTTAGCCTCGATCCGGTCGGCCTCTATCCGCTCAGCACCAACAGCAACACCGCCCAGGGCGAGAGCGGCGATTTCTACTTCGACGAGTTCTTCTGGGTCCCGGGCTTCGCCCAGCTGCGCAAGGTCGCCGCGGCGATGGCGACGCACAAGATCTACAAGCGGACCTATTTCTCGACCCCCAGCACCAAGACGCACGAGGCCTATGGCTTCTGGAGCGGCGAGGAATGGAACAAGGGCCGCAACAAGTCCGATCAGTGCGAGTTCGACTGCAGCCACAAGGCGCTGAAGAACGGCGCGATCATGCCGGACGGCAGCTGGTGCCAGGTGGTGACGCTGGATGATGCGATCGCCGCCGGCATGGGCGCGCTGATCGACAAGGACGAGCTGCGGCAGGAATCGAGCGACGAGGAGTTCCGCAACCTCTACGAATGCGAATTCGTCGATGACAGCGAGAGCAGCTTCCCCTTCGCCCGGCTCGCCCCGGCGATGGTCGACAGCTTCTATGCCTGGCGCGACTTCAAGCCCGCCCTGATCGATATCCCCGGCGCGCGCCCGTTCGGCGAAAAGGAGGTGTGGATCGGCTACGATCCGAACAAGGAAGGGCGCGATGATGCCGCGCTGGCCGTGGTGGCACCGCCCGATCAGGCAGGCGTTGGCCTGTTCCGGTTCCTCGAAAAGCAGCGGCTCAACGGGCTCGACTTCCAGGGGCAGGCTGATGCCGTGCTGGCGCTGCTCGATCGTTACAACGTTACCGATATCGGCATCGATACGACCGGGGCTGGCAAGGCCGTGTGGGAGATCGTGAAGCGCAAGTTCCCGCTGGCGCGCAAGATCGAATACTCGGTCTCATCCAAGACCGCGCTGGTGATCAAGGGGCAGACGCTCTTCCGCCAAGGCCGGATCCAGTACGATCGCAGCTGGGCCGATGTCACCGGATCGCTGATGGCCATCCGCCCGGCGCTGACCGGCAGCCAGAAGGGCGTCACCTACAAGTCGGGCCGCGGCGGCGGAATCGGCCACGCCGATATCGCCTGGGCGCTGCTCAATGCTCTCTCCAACGAACCGCTCGACGTCGCCGCCCCCGGGCAGCGCGGCGCGCGGGTAGTCATCTCGAACTGAAAGGACTTCGCCGATGAGCGAACAGCAAGTGATCGCAGCCGATACCTCAAAGACCGGCGGCATGGTCTTCAGCTTCGGCGACCCGGAGAGCGTGCTCGATCGGCGCGAGCTCGCCCAGTATTTCGAGATCTGGCACAATGGCCGCTGGTACGAACCGCCGCTGCCGATGGACAAGCTGTGCCAGGCCTTCAACATGAGCAGCCACCACCGCAGCGCCATCGCGCTCAAGACCAACCTTCTGGTGCGGCAGCAGGTCGAA